TAGAGCCATCTTATGTATCTACTATAATACAGAGATGGGAAAACTTTACACAAAAAACTGCCTATCATAGTGAAACTGGTAAATCTTTTAAAGAAATATGTGATACTAAATAAATACTAAAAAGTGCAAATTATGGCTAATAAAAATCAAAAATATAAAAAAACTAATCAACACGAAAAACAAATAATGGAAAATTATTTTGTTCAAGGTTACGGCACTGATCAAGGGGTTTTAATGTTTCCGACTATAGATGAAGTAGCCGTTAAATTTAATATATCTAAAAATACTCTGTATAAATTAGCACAAAGGGGTGATTGGAAAGAAAAACAAGATAAGTTTGTCTACAAATACAACGAAGAAAGAAATAGAAAAAAGAGAAATTTATTAATGAAAGAGGGGATAGATATAGATGATAGAATGATAAATTTATCTAAAGCACTTTTAAATAAAGTTATGGTTACAGTAAGAGATAAAGATAAAATGTCTGCTTATCAAATAGACTCGTTAGCATCTGCATCGCTTAAAATACAGAAGATGGTGAAGTTAGCTTTAGGCGAATCTACAGAAAACTTCAGTATAGAAAATAAAGATAGTACGAATGAAACATTCAGAGAAGCTCTTGAACTTATCGATGAGATTAGAATCTCAAGAATCAGAACAGAGGGTAGTACAAGCACTCACTAATTGGAGTGTTAGGGGTAGGTGGAAACAGCTTACTCCAGATAAAGATTTTAATATATGGCTTATATTAGCTGGTAGAGGTTGGGGAAAGACAAGAACTGGTGCTGAAGATGTAATGCAGTTTGCTGTTCGTAATCCAAATACTATTACAGCCGTTATAGCACCTACTTTTGGAGACCTTAGAAGAGTATGCTTTGGTGGAGTAAGTGGTTTGATGTCTATAATACCAGATGAGTGTTTTAAAAACGGAGATAGGGTAGAGGGTTATTCAGTATCTAGGTCAGAAATAAACTTATGGAACGGCTCTAAAATAGTTGGTTTTAGTGCTACAGAGCCTAATCGATTAAGGGGTTCTCAGTTTCATAGAGCATGGTGTGATGAATTAGCTAGTTGGCAATATCCAGAAACATTTGACCAGTTAATGTTTGGATTACGTTTAGGCGATAGACCTCAATGTATCATTACTACAACCCCTAGACCAATAAAGATTATAAAAACCCTTTTAGAAAGAGAAGATGTTTATATTACTAGGGGTAATACATTTGAAAACGAAGATAACCTAGCCACAACGGCTTTAGAAAGCCTCAAAGAAAGATATGAAAACACAACTATGGGTCGACAAGAGTTATATGCAGAAGTATTGACCGATATAGAAGGTGCTTTGTGGACTTACAGTATGTTTGAAAGGCATAGAATTACTTTAGAAGAGTTACCAGAAATGGAAAGAATAGTAGTAGCTTTAGACCCAGCTGTTACATCATCTGACTCTAGCGATGAAACAGGCATAATTGTCGCTGGTAGAGGGTTAGATAAAAGATTTTATGTACTAGAAGATGCTACTATTAAAACATCCCCAGACAAGTGGCTTAAAAGGGCAATAGACTTATATTATATTCATAAAGCTGATAGAATGGTCGCAGAAACAAATAATGGTGGTGATTTAGTAGAAAAGCTGTTAAGAACAATAGATGATAAGATAGCTTATAAAAAAGTCCAAGCATCAAGGGGTAAACTTGTAAGGGCAGAACCTATTGTGGCTTTATATGAACAGGGAAAGGTAAGTCATGTCGGTTCTTTGGCTTCATTAGAAGATCAGCTATGTACTTACGCTGGGGGTAGCAACTCACCAGATAGATTAGATGCCTTAGTCTGGGCATTGACAGAACTAATGACAAGTTCTGGTAACATATATTGGAGAGTCAGTTAATGAGCTTATTTGATAGAATAAAAAATGTTTTTGTGCCACAGCAACCAACCTTACAGACAAAGCAATCACCAGTAGTGATGTATAACAATGTCAGTGGAGCTTATACCAGTAAGGATAAGTATGAGGACTTTGCTAAAGAAGGCTATCAGCAGAATGCAATTGTATTTCGTTGTGTCAATGAAATAGCTCAAGGAGCATCATCAGTACCATTCAAAGTGTTTGATGGTGATATAGAACTAGATAACCATCCATTAATAGACTTGCTAAACAGACCATCACCACAGTTTGCTGGTGTTGAATTCTTTCAAGCAGTTTATAGTCATTTATTACTAGCTGGTAATAGCTATGTCTTAAAAACTATGATTAGTGGACAGCCTAGAGAACTGCACATTCTAAGACCAGACAGGATGAGAATAAAGCCAAGTAAGACAAGAATACCAGATGCTTATGAGTATGTACTTAATGGTAAGGTTGTAGAAAGCTGGGATGCAGACCCAGATACTGGTGCATCAGAAGTCAAACATTTTAAAACATGGCATCCACAAGATGACTATTATGGATTATCACCATTGTCTGCTGGTGCAGTAGATGTAGACCAGCACAATATGTCAGCAAAACACAACTATAATCTATTGCTAAATGGAGCAAGACCATCTGGTGCAGTAATATTCAAGCCTAAAGATGAAAGTGGGATGACAGTTCAGCTAACAGAAGGACAAAGACAACAGCTTATGTCAGACTTGGACTTACGTTTTAGTGGCTCAAGCAATGCTGGTCGTACAATGCTGTTAGAAGGTGACTTTGATTTCAAGGAGATGGGATTGTCACCTAAAGATATGGACTTTATCCAGATGAAGAATATGACAGCGAGAGATATAGCACTTGTATTCGGTGTTCCTAGCCAGTTAGTGGGTGTTCCAGACAACCAGACATACAACAATGTGTCAGAAGCCAGATTAGCCTTGTATGAGGACACAATCATTCCATTGCTTAAAAGAGTAGAGAGCGATCTAAATGAGTGGCTTGGTAATGATTTCAATGAGAATGTTAATATCAGATATGACATAGATGCCATACCAGCTATGGCTGAAAGACGTAAGAAGATATATGAAAACGTAGTACAGGCTGTCAGAGAAGGGATACTAAGCCGTAATGAAGCCAGAGATAGATTAGGATATGAGCCAGTTGAAGGTGGAGATGAGGTTTATATTAGTGCAAATCTGTTCCCATTAGGAGAACCTATGGAGTCTGCACAGGAACAAGAGACTACAGAAGATGATGAAAAATATCTAAGCGATTTATATGAAACAAAAGAAACAGATTTTCCTAAGAGTGGAGACGATAAAAAGATATCTCTTCGAAACTCTAATTTTCCACAGTTTGATTTTGAGTTTGCCAAGAACGTAAAAGAGGTTGGAGTTGGAAAGCAAATATGGAAAGCTGGTGGTAATATAAGAGGAAATGAAGCATATCAGTTCTGGGTCAAAGCTAGAAAAGGCGAGATGACTGATGGAGTATTAGATTGGATAAAAGAAAGAGAAGCTTGGGGTGCAAGGCACTTTCAAGATGGAAAACAATTTAAAACTGGTAGTCTAGAACCTAATCTTTCTAATGTTGCTGGTGTAGTTGCACAAATGAAATGGGGTGTAATAGGCACTTTAGGCGAACAGGGCATGAAAGATGTTATATTAGAGCTTACTAAAAAGCTAGAAGGTCGCAAAGAACCAGAAGATAAGTCTTTTGATATGCCAGAAAACGAATATTTATTTGTAGAAGAAGAAAAGCAAGTATCGGAGAAAGTTAAAAAAGGATTACAGAATAAAGTAGATAAGCATAATGAAAAGTATGGTGATAATAAAACTAAAAGAGCCACTTTAAGAATGCTGGAAGCTGTTTTTAGAAGAGGAGTAGGTGCTTACAATAACAATCCATCTTCTGTAAGAGCTAGGGTAAGATCAAGTGACCAATGGGCATTCGCTAGAGTTAACTCTTACTTGTTTGCTTTGAGAACTGGTCGATATCAAGGTGGTAAGCATGACAGTGACTTATTTCCTAAAGGTCATCCATTATCTTCTAAGTAATGTTCCTTGCCACAAAACAAGTAAGAAGAGGTAAAGTTTTATCAGCGAGAAAGAACTTACAGGAACAGCTTAGAAGAAGAAGGTCATTTGAAAGACGATTAATACCCCAAATACAGAAATGGTTTAGCTTTACTGCGAGAGAAGCAGTTGATTTACTGGAAAGTTCAAGACCAATAGAGCTTACAAAGTCCAGAAACGAATTATCCAAGATATTATCCTCACATTACCAAGCAGTAATAAAGTCTTTTGGCGATAACTTCCATTACATCAAAAGAAAACAGGAAGATAAGTTTGATTTATATTATCGACAATACATGGTGGAGTTTGGTGGTCAGAAGATTACCAATATGACAAGAACACAACAACAGAGAATAATCGCTGTCATAGATAGGTCAGAGTTCACTGGTGTAGCCGATATAGGAAAACAGATAAGAGAAGCAAACAAACCAACTATGACAAAAGCTAGGTCTGTACTGATTGCTAGGACAGAAACCCATAGTGCAAGTAATTACAGCAATCATCAAGTAGCAAAAGAAGTTGGAATACCTATGAAGAAAAGATGGGTAGCCACAAATGACGATAGAACTAGAAGCCATCACTCATCTATCTCTGGAACAGAAGTTGGTATGGATGAAGATTTTGAGATTGTTGTTAATGGAATACCTTACAAGATGGCTTATGCTGGTGATCCAAGAGGGGGTGCTGTAAATACTATTAACTGTCGTTGTGTAGTTATGTATGTAGAACCAGAAGATGTTGTAGTAGATACTACAGAGCCAGAAGTTAAACCGACAGATAAACCACTACGAGTACCTAATGCTTCTATTGCCTATCTACTAACTAGAGGAACGAAAAAAACCAGAGAAAGATATGATGAAGATTTTAACTCTCAACTAACAGAACAACAAAAAGAAATTATTGAAAAATCTAACAAACCAAGAATAGTGAAAAATTCTGCTAAAGGTTTTTATATTGCTGGGTCTAAGGAGTTATCTGCAAAACTAGATTCAACAGATAATAGTGGGGATATAAAAGTTAAATCTTATGTAATATCTCATGAATATGGTCATCATCTAGATTATGAGTTCGGAAAAAAACTAGATGCTTGGTCTGAAAAAAGTAAAGATTTCATAGATGCTATTAACGAAGATAAAAAGGCTTTATTTAAAACTAAGGAAGAATTGAAAGATTTTTTAAATAGTTGGAAAACAAAACTCTCGCAAAGACAGGAATTTAGATCTGGAAGAAAGCCTTATTATTATACTGCTGTAGAAAATTCAATGTTAAATGATGGTTATGGTAATGTAAGCGATATAGTAGATGCTTTAGTAGACGGAATTTTTTTTACAAATTTTAAAATGTATGGACATGGAGTTAAATATTATAAAAAGTTTGGAAAAAGAGAAAAAGAAATATTTGCCAATTTATTTAGTTTACAGCATGATCCTAAAGCCTATGCACTGGCTAAAGAGCTTATTCCTAAAACAGTAAAAGTTTATGAAGATAAATTAAATGAAGTTCAAAAAAGATTATCTAATGTTCCTTATGGAGGTGTTGAATGACTTTAAATAAAGAAGAAATAATTAAAGGTTTAAAAGATGCGATAGAGCCAGAGGACTTTTATAACTTATATGAAAAACACTTTGATGATGAAGTTCCTTATTTAGCAGTAAGGAATCCTGTAGATGGAATAAAAAAAATTGTGGATGCCATAGTTGCTAATAAGAAATTAAAAGATGTAAAAATACGAAAAGGTGAAAATGATATGTGGGAATAAAAAAAACCCCCTAAAAAATAGGGGGTTAAGGGATATTCTCTTAGGAGGAAAAAAGTATATGAGAAATACTTTAAACCTTTATAATTGAATTACTGCCAAACTTCAATCGGAATTAATTCTTTTTTAACCCAGTTATCTACAACATCTTGATATCTTTTGATAGCATCGTTTAGTCTATTTAGTTTCCACTCTAAAGGCTCTTTCTGTTTTTTAGTGCCAGATGGTGTGTGAACAGTTGTTATAACTACTTTTGTTTCTTGACCATTGAATATTCCGTCTACAGCCATTTCAGTATATTTTTTTATCCAGACTCTTAAAAACCTAATCTGCTCTTCTACAGCTTTACAAGATAACTCTAATGGTAGATGTTTAGAACCCTCGCAGTGACCATACTGCCCACCCCATTTCCAAGGCATCACATAACCATGACTTGCAACTCTATTAGTTTTTCTATCAGCTTTATGGTGTTTTCCACAAATCTGACAAGTACCCCAATGAGTAGCTTGTTTATCAGTAAACTTGACCTCTTTTTTAACTTTTACTTTCTTTACAATATCCATGCTTTTATATCGATGCCATAGTTCGCTTAATTCACAAGCTTTAGATTGATCGGCTTCAAAAAAGTAATGAAGATGTTTTTCTGGTTTAAAGTTCCAGATGTCAACACTTGGTGTATGTTTGATTTCCTTGCCGATCAGTTCTGGTTTTACTGGTAAAGTTTGTCCTAAATAATTAATAGTTTCACCATAAAATTTACCAGTAGGTAAATCTCTAACTAATAAATTTCTAAAGGCATCGTCTAAATAACGAGTAGCCTCTTTTTGTGAAGCCTTAGTAAAAAAACCACCCTCGGCTTCCTTTTTAGCTAACATAATATAATCATTATAACTTCTATGCATTACTCATCTCCTTTATAAATAATTTTAACTCTTTCATAATCCTCACCATTATCGGTTAAGATTTGAGCATTTCCTGTAAGATCGTTTACAACTTTAATTGTAACAAACTTGCCGTAAGCAGTTTCATAAAGCCAAGTTATAATTTCATCTCTATTAAGATGCTCTTTATGACTAAGGCTATCGTCTAAATTAACTTTATAAACTGTATACATGAAAAACTCCTAGGTTGTTGAACTGCTGTAAAAATACAAAAAAAACCCTATAGAGTAAACTACAGAAAAGGTTTTTTTAAGCAAATAGGGCATATTTTGTTATATTTTTGTTTAAATAAACTATATTTATGATATATCTGTTATTAACATGTGTTGATGGAGTGTGTTTTTGCCAATACCAAAGCCTACAAGTGGCGAATCGGAAAACGATTTTATGGCAAGATGTTTGGGCAACCAGACAATGCAAACAGAATATTCTAGTCGCAATCAGAGGGTTGCAGTTTGTTTATCACAATACAGAGGTAAAGAAGGGCAATCTATGGCAAGATCAAATTTAAAAAGAGAAATTGAAAAAGACGTTTTTACTACAGAAGAAGAAGCTCTTGAAAGAGCTAATGAAATCGGATGTACAGGAACACATACTCACAATGCTGATGGTCAGCTTATTTATATGCCATGTGCAAGTCATGCTGATTATACACGATTAACTGGAGAAGAACTTACAACACCTAAAGAAGATGAACAAGCTCAAGAAGGCAAACTTGAATTTGAAGCAGAGTTAAAAGCCTATGGTGAAGATGATGAGATGAAGGGTGAGTTCACTGGATATGCTTCAGTATTTGGAAATGTTGATTTAGGTGGTGATATTGTAGAGAGGGGAGCTTTCCAGAAATCATTGAGAAGAAAAGGTTATCGCAAAGTAAAGATGCTTTACCAGCATGATACAAAACAGCCTATTGGTGTTTTTGATATGATTAAAGAAGATGAGAATGGATTATTTGTAAAAGGTCGATTAGCTATGCAGACTCAAAAAGGCAAAGAGGTTTTTGAGCTAATGAAGATGGGTGCTATCGATGGATTGTCAGTTGGGTATAGAGTAGATGCAAAAGGTTATGCCTATGATGACAAAAGAAAAAAAAGAAGATTGAAAGAAGTCGATCTTATGGAGATTAGTGCTGTTACATTTCCAATGAATCCAAAGGCAAATTTGGTAAGTGTGAAATCTGACAGAACTATAAGGGAATGGGAGACTTTCCTTCGAGAGGAAGGGGGGTTAAGCCGTTCCGAAAGTAAAATGGGAGCAAATGCTCTTACAAAGGCTTTAAACCAGCGAGAGGTTGGAGATGAGCAGAAAAATGATCTTGTTGCATCACTTCGCAACTTAACCCAAATCATCAAGAAATAAGGAGTATATAATTATGTCTGATGAAGTAAAAGAGGTGGTTGAGGGTATTGGTAAGGCTTTTGAAGAGTTTAAAGCCACTAATGACCAGAGACTATCTGAAATCGAAAAAAAGGGAACAACTGATGTTGTGACCGAAGAGAAACTTCAGAGGATTGAAGCAGACTTAGACAAGTTTGAGGATATAAACCAAAAACTTACTGCTCAAGCCAATGAAGCAAAATCTGTAAACGAAAAGTTAGATCGTTTAGAGACAATAGTGAAAAGACCAAACGCATCTTATGAAGAGACAGAAGTAAAAGCAGAAGAGAAGGCTTTTACCAAGTGGCTTCGTAAAGGTAAGGAAGGTCTTGACGAAATGGAAACGAAAGCATTGGCAGTTAGTGACGATACATCTGCTGGTTTCTTAGCACCACCAGAATATGTAAGGGAGCTAATTAAAACAGTTACTGAAGTGTCACCACTCAGAAACATTGCTAGAGTTCGTTCCACAACTCTCAAGTCTGTACAAATGCCATCAAGAACTGCAACATTCTCAGCAGTTTTCGTAGCAGAGCAAGGTACACGATCTGAAACTACTGGTTATACAACTCAGTTAGAAGAAATCCCAACACATGAGCTATATGCACTTGTTGATATTTCTGAGCAACAGTTGGAAGACTCAGTATTTAATGTAGAAGCAGAAATGCAAGAAGAATTTGCAACTCAGTTTGCAAAAGCTGAAGGCACTGCTTTTATCAGTGGTAATGGTGTAGGTAAACCAGAAGGACTTTTAACAAATTCCAATATCGCTACAACAAATTCTGGTAGTGGTACTGCTTTAACAGCAGATGGTCTATTAACATTAGTTCATTCACTCAAGAGTGAATATGGCTCACAAGGCTCATTCATATTTAACAGAACTACTCTTGGAGCAATAAGAAAGCTCAAGGACAGTGCTGGTCAATATGTATTCCAAGCTGGAATGATGCTAACTGCTGGTGTACCAAATACAATCCTTGGATATCCTTATGCAGAAATGCCAGATATGCCAGACGTTGCTGGTTCAGCAAAGCCTGTAGCATTCGGTGACTTCTCAAGAGGTTACATGATTGTCGATAGAGTAGCTCTGTCAGTATTAAGAGACCCATTTACACAAGCAACATCTGGAAATGTCAGATATGTGGCTAGACGTAGAGTTGGTGGTCAAGTAATACTTGCCGAAGCTATTGCAACCCAAACCATTAGTGCTTAAAGGAGATTGCCATGAAAGATATGTCAAATTCAGTTGCTACAGCAGTATCAATTAAGAATGCTGTAAAGACTAGTGCAGAAAATGGTACTGGTGTTGATCTTCAAGGCTATGAAAGTGCAACAGTATTCGTAGATGTTGGTGCAGAAGGTGATACACTTTCTTCATCTGTACATTTTGAAATTTCATTAGAGCATTCTGATGATAATTCGACTTTTACTGATGTAGCACAAGCCGATATAGTAGATGGAACAATTTCTGGTAGTGGTATCTTCCTAAAGTTAGATGGTACTGCTGGTGGTAATCCAGATACTGCTGGTGATATTTTTAGAGTAGGTTACAGAGGTGGCAAGAGATACATTCGTGTAGTTCTAGCCAAAACTGGTTCACATTCTAATGGTACACCTATTGGTGCTTTTGTAATGAAAGGTCATGCTAGACATTCTGCTGATAATGCTTTTACAGCCCATGCTAGTTAAATAAGGTTTAGGGGGGTGTAGAAGCGATGATTTCCCCTCGGAGTGCAAATACCCCCCTAATACAAAATAGGAGATCGTATGGCTGTTAAAATGATAATGAGTGCTAAAGGAGCAACAGATGAAACTGGTGCAAAAGTTAAAACATATTCTGTCGGAGAAATTGTTGATACTTCAACAGAGTTTGGAAAAAATCTTGCAGAAACTTTTATTAAAGCTGGATGGGCTGAAGAGGTTAAGGTTGTCCAACCCACTGAAGTCAAAAGAGCCAGAAACACCGATGGAACTCTTAGAGCAGATGACAAACAAACCCCAAACTACAATGAAGCATGGGAAGGTGGCAAAGCACCCCAAAAAAAGGGGTCGACCAAGAAAAAATAAATGACGGCTGGAATTTATCATATTCACATTGAACAAGGAGCAGACCTAAATCTTACATTTACTGTAAAAGACAGCACTGGCTCTGCTGTAAATTTCAATGGTTTTTCAGCAGTAAGGTCAAAGTTCAAAAGAAAATTTACAGATACTTCTGCATTAATAGAAGCAAATAACACAAACTCAAGATTAACATTTGGTGGAACAACTGGTACTATTGTGATGGCGATACCAGCTTCAGTTACATCTGGATTAAATGTTTCTGAAGGAGTTTATGATATTGAGACAGTTGGTGCTAGTGGAAGTGTAGATCGAGTTTTACAAGGTAGTTTTGAAGTAAGTCCAGAGGTGACAGATTAATGACAACAGTTACAGTTACAGAACAGAAAACAACAGTTACAGCAACGAATACTGGAGCTACAGTTACACTAGCTGGAGTGCAAGGTCCCGAAGGTCCCTCTGCTATTGCTGGTAAAAGCATAGCCACTGGAACTGTTTCTACTAATGGTTCTATAGTTGCTTATAATAGTTCTACAGATAAATGGGAAACCACAGTTGTTCCAGTTGGATTAACTATTACTGGTGGAACATTTTGAGTATTATTGCTGAAAGGAATGAAAAAAATTTATTAGTTGATGGTGGATTTGATAGAAAGATAATTCTTAATCAGTTGATAAAAGATTACAGATTTGATAAGAAAGATGAAGATAAAGAATATGTTTACGAAGTAGTTTATCTTATCAATATTACGTTACCCAGAGTGGGAACTATATTAGAGGAAAAGCAAGTGCTAGACCTAAATAAAAGCCAGAAGGTCAATTTTGAGATAAAGACAAGTAAATCTACAATAGTGAGGTAATATGGCTAATACAGTACAGATAAAAAGGTCAAATAGCACAGCAACACCAACCAGCCTAAACTTCGGTGAACTAGCTTATTCACAAAACTCAAGCAAGTTATTTGTTGGACAAGCAGATGGCAGTTCAGTTGAAGTTGTGGGTGGCTCTGGAGCTTTTTTAAGATCAGATACAAACGATACATTCAATGGTAATCTTACAATTACTGGAACATTAACTGTTCAAGGTACAACAACGACTATTGAGTCAAATACTTTGACAGTTGGCGATAATATAATTGTACTTAACAATGATGTTACAGGAACACCATCTCAAGATGCTGGAATAGAAATAGAAAGAGGTAGTTCTGATAATGCTCTTATTGGCTGGAAAGAAGATGGCGATATATTTGAATTTAAGGTTGGCTCATCTGCTGGAAGCATAGGAACAGTTGCTAATATAACAGCAAGTGGAAATCTAAGTGTTGATGGAACTTCTAATTTAGATGATACAGATATTGATGGAACATTGGTTGTAGATGGTTCTAATATATCCCTAGACAGTACAAGCACACTCAACATTGATTGTTCCAACACATCTAATGGGATTACAATAGGAACTGCGACTTCTGCTGTTCCAATATCAATAGGACATGGAACTTCAGAGACAACCATAAATGATAATGCTACTGTAAGTGGTAATTTAGCAGTTACTGGTACTATAACTGGTTCTAGCACAGTACAAGGCACGACAATAACAGCAACAACTGCATTTGTGCCAGATGCTTCTGATGGAGCTAGTCTAGGAACAGCAAGTTTAGAATTTTCTGATTTATTCCTAGCTGATGGAGCAGTTTTAAATTTTGGTGATGATCAAGACGTTACATTAACCCATGTTGCTGATACTGGATTATTACTCAATGGCTCAAGTCAATTACAATTTAGTGATGCAAGTCAAAATATTACAGCACCAAATAATACAACATTAGACATTAATGCAACAGACGAAGTAGAAGTCAATGCAACCTTGATTGATGTGAATGGTAATCTTGATGTATCTGGCACGATCGTTGGAGCAAGTACATTAACTTGTGCTGGTTTTACAAGTACAGGAATAGATGATAACTGTACTGGCGAAAGATTGCAGTTAGCTGACAGCACAATCGAAATTATGGCATCTGGTGTAACTCTCTCTGGTTTTTCCAGTGGAACAAGTACATTAGATAAGTTTGTAATAGATGGGGGAACATTCTAATGGCGAACACTGTACAGCATAAAAGAAACACATCATCTGGACAAGCACCAAGTGCGAGTGATTTATCTGCTGGAGAGATAGCTATTAACACAGCAGATGCAAAGTTATTTATAAAGGACTCAAGCAATAACATTGTTGAAGTTTTAAATGGAGCAGATAATGAAGCTAATGCCCTTGCTTTAGCGATTGCTCTTGGCTAATAGGGAGATAACATGGCTAATACTTTTAAACTCAAGACAAAAGCTGGAGTTACATCCCTTGCAACTGTCTATACAGTACCATCTAGTACAACAGCCTTAATAATCGGTGGGTATGTTGGAAATACGACAACATCTGGAATAAGTGCTACAGTAACAGTTTCTTCTGATACATCTGATACAGAAACAAATGCAGATGTGGAAATAATAACAAATGCACCAATACCAGTAGGTGGTACGATACAGCCTTTTGGTTCTGGCAAACAAGTTTTACAAGCAACCGACATTGTGAAGGTATCTGCTACAGGAGCAG